CTATCTAGTAACTCTGCTTCAGTTGCATTCGTCAATAGACTCAGGTGGGGGTAGGGAATCTAGTAGATTCTTGAGAGGACTATCGGCTACTGGTAGTGCTTCTATGTGGTTATCTCTAAGGAATTGTCTAGCAACATTAAGATCCCCAGCAGAAGCATCACCACTTGCTACTCTATTGAGTAGTTCTTGGGTAAGAACATTATGTAAGCGTTCTAGTTGATCTTGCATATTAGGTTATAGCTAGTTTATTTCTGTTACTTATTGCTTTTGCTTTCTTTTTAGCATCTGCTTTAGAACTAGCACCCCATGCTTTAAGAGAAAGTAGCAACCTAGTAGGTTTACCATCTTTATATTCAGGTCCAGCCATATTACCCATCCTAGCAAGAAAACTTGCTCTCCTAGGGTTATCACCTTTCCTAACAGGAGCTTTTAAAGTACCCCCTGTTTCTCTTTTATAGCTATCCCTACCTTTTTTATTTAATCCTCCAGAAGGATTTTTACCTTCCTTCCGTTGCCAAGCAGGAGATCCCATATTTAACTAATTCTTAGAGGGTTCTTTTTAGCTGTTTTGGCACTATTGATAAAATCCTGTCTACTTGGACTACCTTTGGAACCTACTTTACGAGGTTTACCACCTCTAAGTCTTTTGAGATGTATATTTCTGTACAATCCTGGCTTCTGTTTAAGTAACCTAGATATTTTCTGTTTTTTTGTCATTTCCATTAGTAAATCCTAAGAGGGTTCTTTTTCTTCTTCTTTTTTTTTCTTTTTGGATAATACATTAGTAGCTCCATACCCAAGGACGAGGTTTGCTCATATTAGGGATTAACATATCAAGATGTAGGAATCTTTTACTGTGATCACCTTTTTGTGATACACCAATCCCTGTCATCCCATGTTTAATAGCTAATTCCATAATTTTAAGAGCATCACCACCACTACATACTACATCTACTGCTCTACCAGTAGTATGAGGACCAGTTAAACCAGAACCAGATACTTTGTCATTGTATTCAGGACATCGATACCCACTAGAGACTATCATAGGTTTATTTAATTCCATTCTGATCTTCTCTAGTGCTTCCATAAACTCTGGAACCATTTTACAATCACCAGAACCTTTACATTTCATCTCATTTTCTGAGAAATGATCTGTAATCATCCCCATATCAATTCCTTTAAGGATTTGTGGGCATTATCTTTCATTGCTTCTACTTTTTTATCAATAGCTTGCACTTCTTTAGAAGATAATGTTTGATTCACTATATTCTCTGCTTGATTAGCAGTTAATTCAGTAAACTTTGATGCAATCATATTTTTAACTAGGTTCAACAAAATCGTTTCCATCACTTCCTTTCTTTGGGGGTGGATCAGAGTTAATTATTGGTTCGTGTTCAGTCTCAAACCAATGCTTACCTAACATACCTATAATTGGTAAAAAAGCACCAAAAGCTAGGTTAATTAGATCTTTAGAAGATTGTGCAAGTTCGTCAGGTTTGTTAATCATAGTAATTACTAACCAACCAAACAAACTAAACGCTAGTAGACTAATAAGAAATCTTGCCCAAAACCTAAGTTTCTGCATAGAAACATTAGGGTCATTTTGTTTAGCACCATTCCTTACAGTCTTCTTTTCGTGAATCTCTTCCATTAGTTTACTTTTGCTTCTGTTTTTAACTCAAGGTCATCTATTTGATCTGCTATATCTCTAATAATCTTAATAGCATTAAACCAATGACTAGTTTTATTTGTCTGCTTGTAGTGGAGGATTTCCTCTGCAAATAAATTAAATTTTATTTCAATAGAAGAAGTTAATTCCTCTGGGGTAGGATCTGGGGTCACTTAGATTTAAGAGTAAGTTCTCTCATAGCTTGGGTATTTTGTTCTAGTGCTATTTTCATAGACATAATAGCATCAGAAGACTTTTCTACTAGTTGCATAATTTTAGCATCATTTTCAGCATCTTTAGCCCAAAATTGTTCACGTTCTTTTCTTCCTTGATCCGTTGTATATTTAATAAACCAGAAACTAGCTATAATTACACACGCTGGTATACCTAATTCCATTATTACATTACTTAAAGCACTTAATTCTGGCATTGTTTCTACTACTGTTTGAGGATATTGGTAATATTGAGCATCAGCAGGATTAGGAAACTCAGGGAAGTTATGATGATCCATTACGGCTTCGGGTTATCTGCTTTGACTTTAGCGACTGCATCTTTCCAAGTTGTCGTTCCATTTATTTGATCGTGATACTGCATATCTAACTGATCTTGAATACTTGGGTAAGCTACTGATCTGTCACGTTGATATTGAATTTTCTTTTCTGCTTCAACCCAATCTTCATACGCATTTAAAATACTTTCTTCAGTCGGCACTGCATCAGAATGTTCCCAAGTTTCTTTTATGTCTTTGTATGTTGCTTGGTTACTGCAAGCATAATTACCTATAACATTATAACCTAAATAAACTAATCCCCAAGAAAGTTTATGATGTAAATCACTCATTACACTTCCCCTATTTTAATAAATCGAATCATATTTCTTAATATAACATTAGTTGAACTAGCTGTAGTCATACCCGAAAGATTTCCCCCTGCCTGAGCATTACTTTCAAGATTGAGATAAAACCCATGTTTTTGATTTGTGGATGTTACTTTTAAAACACCAGTATTACAAATCCATTGACCATTATTATAATTTGGACTCGAATAATTAAAAGGGCTTCCAAAATTAACATTATCGGTTGTTACATTTGATAATGTTGAACCAGACCCAGAAGAATCGCCATAAGTGCGAATACCTTGAACAAATATATGATTACAACGATATATTGGTCTAGTAAAATCCCAAATATAATAACCAGTATTCATAGTCCAAAGATTACTGCTTAAACTTAATATGTTTTGAGTAAATGCACTATCTTCTGTTCCATTCTTAATAGTGTTAAAAGGTACAATTTGAACTCCTGTACCACCCATTGTACCTTGTAAAATGTTTCCATTACTGGCTTGTTGCCATAATAAATAGTTTACACCACTAGAAACACCTTTAGGAAAAGAAGCATTACTCCCTAACGTAACTGTAGGATTATTCTGTGCAATCGTAACCTGACCATCTGAAGCTATTGACAGTCCAGTATTACTGCCCGTAAGGTCTTTTATATTTGATACTTGTAAATCGCTAGGCATGATTTATTCTGGTTTAGTGGGCTATTCAACCCATGTTAAATTTCTATTACTTGCAATGTACTTATTTGATCACCACCAGAGTCATCATAGCTTGCTTTTCCAGTCCCACCATGTGCCTTGCCCTGCATAGTTATAGTGTAAAGGTTAGTGTTTGAAACTGTGAAAATATAGTTTATTGGAACATAAGCCATTAATTGAGTATCAGATGATGATTGGTATCCTATATATTGCTGTTCGTCACTATAAGAAGTTGTATGTCCTGTAGCAGTTAATCTTATTCTAGCCCGAAGATTAGAGCCTGCTGATAATGTAAAAGCAGTAAACACCCCTAAAACTAATAGTTTTGAACTTGAACTTTTTGGTGTAATTGTCGTTGAAACTACTGTCTGAAAACTACTATCCAAAGTGACTTCTTGCGTACTTGAATTTTGGTTTGTTCTAACACCATTTATTCCATTTGATAACGATACTAAATCTGAAGCAGTTAAAGCACCACTTACAGTAGTTGTTCCATCACTCCCCAGCACCAGATTGTTACTGCCAGAACTAGAGTGCTTGATGTTTGTTACTTTTATTTCAGAACTCATGATGCCTATTCTTTAGGATATTTTTTCTTAATTTTATCAACATTAGTTTTCCAAGCATCTAAACCTTTTTCTGTAATAAATTCTATTTGTTCTTCTGCAGATCCATACTCT